CGTCGGTCATGCTGACGGGAGTGATGTCTTTCATCGAGAAGCCGGTGAACACACCGCTCTTGCGAGTGTGGCCCTCAATGAAGTCCTTGAATTTCTCGCTGTCGTACATCTCGTTCAGCTTCTCGGTGAGGCGGCTGATACGGTCAACGGCAGCACTGCCGCCGCGCTCCTGCGCCTTGGCAATCACTTCCATGCTCTTCTTGAGCATGTCACGGAGTTCCTCGTTGTCCTTGACAATCTGAGCGAACTTCTCGGCATCGTAGCCCTTCAACTTGTCGTTGATGGCATTGAACTGAGTCTCCATGTCTTCCTTGGTGATGAGGCCTTCGTTAGCCTTGTTGACCACCTCGACCATCGAACCAAGAATGTTGTCCATGAAGCTCTTCTGCTCGGCGTCCTTGATGTTATCAAGGGTGTAGCCGAAATCGGATTTCTTAACCTTCATAGCAAAATTAAAATTTAATGGTTAATGTTTGTCGATTACAGCATTGAGGCTACCGAAGAAAGTGCTGCCGGCGGCTTTCTCCTCCTCGTCCTCCTCTCCCTCGTCACGAGTGTCGTCTGACGGCTCGTCCTCGGTCTTCTCGGCGACTGGAGTGGTCTGCTCAAGCATGATACTCGAATTATAAACTCTACAATAGCAGTTGGGACAGTAGGCAAACTCGGCGAGGTTCGCAAGCGACTTGGTCACCAGTTCCTCGTTGATGCTACCATCACACTTGCTCAATACAGGCTCAAGAATGGCAAGCACGGCAGCGCGGATTTCGGGTTTCAGCTTGCTCATCTCTTCACGAACGATGCCGTCAGTGAGCCAACGCAGATAGCTGTTGGCTGCGTCCAACACCTGCTGATTGAAGGTGTAGTGCTCGGCCTCGTCCCACACAAACTCTTGCCCACAATGGGGGCAGGTCACAACGACTGCGCCCTCAAGCGCCTTGTTAAGCATGTCAAGTCTCATCTCGTATTGTTTTAGGCGTTCGTCCGTGTAGCGCATCTGCAATGCACGGCGGATGAACTCGATGTTTTCCCGCACTGTCGCCGGATCATCGTTCTTAATGCCTACGAGGAACGTCTGGGGGTTGCTGCCCCATGAGGTCAGCGTGCTGTACTCCCACATCTTCCACTCGAGAACCTTGCGCTTGTCCTCGGGGTCGCGCTTTATGGCCTGCACTCCGATGGAGTGCTCCAGCGTGCGACCTGCAGCAGCGTACAGTTTGTAGTCTTCCAGTGTGTCGCGCCCAATCTGCTTGGCAAGGTTGAGCTGACCCACCATGACGAGGTTCCCGTCTTTCTCGGCACCCTCCAAAGGCACACCGAGCAGCTGAGTGGTGTCATGGTTGAGAAACCACTTCATGCGGCCGATGTTCTCCTTGAGGGTCTTGTTGAACGAGCCCGGCATTGAGATGTCGTTCTGGGAGTCAACAATGCCGATGCCGTTGACGGCTACCGTGACGATGCCTTTCGCCTCATCCAAATCGTTTGCCTTCGTCTTGTACAAAAGCCTCTGATAAATCTCCTTCATCTTCTTTTTGGGGTTTGGGGTTGGTAAATAATTTAACTCTCTCTATCTCGTCAGGCGTCATCTCCGTCACGAGCTTGTCGTACAACGGGTCTTCCACCTGTTCGTATCCTTGCTGGGACCGCCAGTCGTTGAGCGTTATCAAGCCGCTCTCGAACTCAATCTTGCAGCGGTCGGTGATGCTGCGTTGCACCTCCTGCTCCTCCTTCTTGCCTGTCTGCAGGCAGTCCACGTCGCTGAAATCAGCGTCAAGGTACAATCCGTCCTGGTCCAGACCGAGGAAATGGGTGAACTCCTGGCAGAACCGCTGCACCAGCGGAATGATGACCGATGAGTACACCGCCTTCTCGGCGTTCGCCTGGTTGGAGTATGTGGACTGGTCCTTGCGTGGTATCAGCACGGGCGGTATGCCGTAGGCACCGGCTATCACCACCGCGTCAGCCAGCGTCTCGTCGAACGGCTGGAGGTCGCTGATGGAAAGGTTGGTGCGGACAAACGACAGCTTCACGTCGCTAATGCCGTAGGGGTACTTGCCCTCGCCGAAGCCGTACATCTTGTCGGCCTCCTCCAGCACCTGCTTCTTCTCGTCGGGTGTCAACGCACGAGTGCCCATCTCGTCGGTAGTCTCGCTGACAAGCCAGCCGAGGCCGCCACGCTTGACGTAGATGACGTTTCGGGCCTCGTACACGGCGATGAGGTTGCTGATGGCTTTCAGCACCGAGCACAGACGGCTCTTCGCCTTCAACGGGTCGCCCTCATAGAAACCGATGGAGTCGTCCGTGTCATGGTAGACGCACAGCGGGTTTATGGCCTTGCGCATGAACAGGCCGTAATCGTGATAGTATGCCCTCACTACGTCCTCAATGTCACTGACCCCATAGATGTCACCCATAGGCTGCTTATATTCGATTTCAACGTAGGGGGCTTCCAGTGTGATATAGCGGTCACACCACTTGTAGAGGGTCTTCGTTCCGGCAAAGACGTCGCTCATGGCAGCCTTGATGTATGAGTTGCCGGTGACGAGCTTGTAAGCGAAATGCTTCCAAAGGGTGCGGTACCATGACTCAAAGGCGTTGGGCCTGACAAGAAGCCTGTTTGCAAAGTCGTTGTCCCAAACAACGGTGTCATCCTTGAACTTTTTCAGGACATACCTTGCACCTGCCGCACGGCTGGCGATGTAGTTCACCGGCCACGCAACCTCGGGGACGGTGTTGAACAGCGTCACCCAGTTGGCATTAGCCACGTATGGCCTGGCAATCTCGTGCATCAGCTGCAACCGGCGTGACGTAATGTCACTGCCAGTACTACCTTGCCGTCCACCGTCTACCGGCGTCGCGCTCTTAGTGATGAAGCCTAAAGTCTCTAATATGCCCATGCAGAATGGTTTGTGTCGCAACAAAAATACACAAAAAGGGCAACGCCTTTCCAAAACCTCAAATTCTTGGAAAGGCATTACCCACAAATCTAAAGAAAATAATTATTCTAATTCGCTGATTTTCCGCTATTTATACATCTTGCATACAAATAAATCGAACATACTTTCGTTAAGCGGTCTGCTTTATTAGTTTGCGGAATTCCTTGTCGCTGAACCTGTCAGTGATGTCATTGTCATCTTCGTCATAGATGACGTCTATTTTGAAATCATCCATTTTGCCGAGTTCATTGTAATAATCATCTATGAGATGCTCCTCATACCTTGCCTCAAGATAAACTGTCACGTTGTCTATCTCAGCCTCTATATCCGGTGTGAACCACCTGAAATCGTCTTCCCACTCCTCATCGTCGTTGCCATAAATATACAGCATCTCTTCGGCTATTTCACATACTTTGTCGTAAAGTTTCTTATAGAACTCGTTGTTGAATGACTTTTCCATGTTGCTGATAGTTAAATGTTTGACTTGTTGTTTATTACACTGTAAAGATAATGAAAAAAGACGATATTGGAAAGTTTTTCACGCCGTTTTTTATCACCTTAACATTTGCTAACTGCCGTGTCACATGCCGTTTCTCACGATTATGCGAGCCAGTCCCGACAGCACCGCACTCGCACCGACAGTCTCCTCCGCCGAGGTGTCTGAGTAGTCCAGCACATCACTGATGAACTGCCCGTACTCCGGCTCGTTCATCCTCTCCGGGTCAATATGGACATGGGCACGCACCCAGTCGCTCATCGCCGTGATGCGTGTGCGTATGTCACCACCCATCTTCAGCACGCTCACATTGCCGAGGCGGTTTCTCAGGTTACGCACCATCGGAAAATAGGCAGGAGGACACTCCACCACATACTGGTCAGCAGCCAGGACGGTAACGGCAGCCTCAATTTCCTCATTGCCCTTCACCTCCCGGCGGCACACGTCGGTGAGGTGCCAGCGGTCGCCGATGCGCGACACACGGCCGAGGACAAACAGACCACCGATGGACGGAATGACATAAACCACCGTCCGTTCGTAGGCATACTCCGTGGCAGGGTTGAAGAAATTGAACTCGCTTTCGGAGTAGAGCGACCTCTTGCGTCCCATGCTGAACTCGGTGTACTGCTGGC